GGCTTATTTTTTTCAAGTTTTCCGACGACGTGCGCAACCGTTGGGAAGAATCTACCTTCGGTGGAGTCACGCATGTGGTCACGCAATGCCTGCTTTACGTCCTCGATGTCAAAATCACACAACATCTCAAAGTACGTTTTGCAAACCTCTTTTGTGACGGCCCGACTGTAATACTCTGCCGTTTTCCCCATGACCTCAAAAAACTCACGAACATCTTTCTCGCTTTCACGCATTGCCATTTTTTTCAATCTCCAAAATGTCTTTAACAAAAAAACAATCGCCATCTAAAACATCGCCAAAAATTTGACCGACAATTTCGTCTGCCGCTGAACCCATGCTCTTGCCAATAATTTGTGACTTTGCTGTTGATTGCCCAGCAGTCTGAACCCACTCGGCCTTGAAGCCAGACCAACCTCTGGCGCACATCGTTTCTAAAGCGGCCTCCAGGTTCATGCCTGCCTTGCCTGCCTCGGCCTGTATGCTTTTCAAAACCGTCTCCGTGACCGTTGCCTTCTTTGCTTTCCTGTGAGCTACCCAGTCTGTCCAAGTCTGGTCTGAAACGTCATCAGGTTTAGAGACAATAGAGCGCGAAGCGCTAGCCGCTTGCGGCTTTTCTTTTTTTTCTTTTTCCTCTTTTTTTCTCTCTACCTCTCCCTTTGTCTTTGTCTCTGTCTCTGTCTCTGGTGCATCATCTTGATATCGCTCTGATATCACCTCGATATCATCCATATATAAAAATGGTTTGAGCTCTTTTAAGGCATTGATTACTTTGACTTTATCCATTCTAAGCCTAAATGCAATGTCATCAACGCTTGGTAAATTGCCCTGCATTTGCTTGTCTTCAGAAGCGAGCAACCAGACCCCAACCAATACACGAAAAGAACAGTCTGATATCAAGCTGATATCACGATGATCTAAAATATCCCTGTAAAGTTTTATCCAAGGCGGGCATCTATCTTTAAAGTGCTGAAGTTTTGCGAAATTTTTAACTTTCATTTGAACCGCCTTTTTTTGCTTTTGCGATCATTTTTCTGATCTTTTCCCGATGTGTTTTTACATGCTTGGCCGCACAAGAAACACAATTGTCATTCAGTACGTATCTTGTCGTTTCGCCGCACTTTGGGCATGGCCGCCCTTGGTATCTGGTGTTGCCTTTATTGATTGCGTCAATTCTGTCTTTGTCCATGACCGCCTTTCATTGAAAGCAATATCTTACTATTTCACTCTCCACGTGTAAAGCGCTGTTTGCGTTTTTTTTGCATACCGTTAAAATTCATTTGTCGGTGTTCTTCCCTGTTCACCGGCCACTACCCCGAGATTGGTTGCGTCAATCGTCGGGGTTTTTCTTTGCCTAAAAATAAATTCAAAAAAAAGCAAAAAAGCCAACACACACTAATAAATTGTGTTTATAATCTAATCTCTTTCAACGCAACTGAAGGCAGCAAAAATGAATTCTTCCAATTACCCAGCAGGCACTTACGAAGCACTACTTAAAAAAGACCGCGCAGAAATGCGCTACACAAGCCGAGTTGTTGATCTGGTCGTACGAGAAAAAGCGGAACTTGCAGAGACTCTGCAAAAGCCATTTGTCGAGGCATACAACACCTTGGCAGAGGTGGATGAGCGCATTTGCCACGAAGATATGTACCAGTGCATTCACTTGGTCGCTGCTGGCGCGCCTGATGAAGTTGTAGGCGCATTGTTTGCCAAATACGTAAGGTTGGCCACTGCTGAAGTGGCAATCAGGAATGCGTATTACACCGCAGAAAACGAATAAACCACACAGGGGCGAAAGCCCCTACAACCGAAAGAAAAAAATGAAAAAATCCGAAAGCATCTCCGACCTGGCATTCGCACTGGCAAAAGCACAAAGCGAAATGAACAATCCGCAGTTCGATAGTAAAAACCCGCATTTCAAATCGTCATACGCTAGTCTGGCGTCAGTTCGCAATGCGGTTGTGCCGGTTCTAGCTCGTAACGGTTTGAGCCTGTTACAGGACGTTACAACAACCGAGAGCGGTGTCACCTGCTCTAATCTGCTGATGCACGAGTCAGGACAATGGATTGAAACTCAAGGCATAACGGTTTTTGTAGACAAGCAGAACGCACACGGCATTGGGTCAGCCACAACCTACGCTAGACGGTTCAGCCTGATGGCCTTGGTTACCGTTGTCGGTGATGACGATGACGATGGCAATGGAACAATTCAAATTAGGCCAGAAGTTGCAAAAGATTTGGCATTGGAAAAGAAAATCAAAGAATGCGAAACGCTTGATGATCTGGCCAAACTTTGGACATCAATACAGCCAGCTCAGCAGAAATTGCTCGCAGACGCTAAAGACACACGCAAGAAAGAACTTTCATGAAAACGATAGAACTCAATTTTGAGCAACGGTCACCAGAATGGTTTAACGCCCGTTTGGGCTGCGTTACCGGCTCTGGTGTGGCCAATGTGCTGGCAAAGTTAAAGACCGGAGGGGAGGCCGCTACACGCAAGCAATACCGCACAAAATTAGCGGTTGAGCGAATTACCGGATCCGTTCAAGAAAATGGCTTTTTTAGTGGCGCCATGCAATGGGGCATCGAGCAAGAGAAATTCGCTCGCGGTGCGTATGAGTCACTGAATGGCGTAATGGTTCGTGAGGCCGGTTTCATTAAAGTGAAGGATGAATTCATTGGTTATTCACCGGACGGATTCAACGGCACAAATTTGATTGAAATCAAATGTCCTGAGTCAGCCACGCATTTTGAATACCTTGAAGCTGGCCGCCTTCCATCACAGTACAAGCCACAGGTTCAATTCGGCTTGTGGGTTACCAATGCAGAGTGGTGCGATTTCGTAAGTTATGACCCACGCTTTCCTGAGCATTTGCAACTTTTTGTCTTGCGGGTTGAGCGTGACGAGGATTACATCAAGAACCTGGCAGAAGAAGTGAATTTTTTTAACGATGAAGTATCACAAATTACTAAAAGAATGGAAAAGAAATAATGTTTACAGCACTTTTAACAGTTGGTCGTGACGTTGAGGTTCGTTTCACAAGCGGTGGCGATGCCGTTGCAAGCATATCACTGGCATACACCTACGGACGCAAGGGAAAGGACGGTAAGCGTCCTACACAATGGATTGATGGCACCATCTGGGGCAAACAGGCAGAGTCACTGGCGCCGTATCTGACCAAAGGAACAAAGATTGTCGCAAGTCTGGACGAACTCCACATTGAGACTTATGTCGGCAAGGATGGGGCAGAGAAATCCAAGCTGACCGGGAAAGTTGTTGGAATTAATTTTGCAAGCAAACCAACAGATTCAGACCAGCCAGCAGCGCCAAAGCCAAAGCCAGTCGCGGACATTCAGGATGATGTTCCGTTCTGATAAAAAATAATTAAAAAAACTTTCCTGTTGTCTTTTATGTGTGTTAGTATACTTATATTGGTTCAACAGGGGAGTTTAAATGAAGGCAAAAATGATTTTTGAAGCAGCTCAGGAATTACGCAAAGCCGCAGACAGGCTAGAAGTTGAGGCAAGAAAAGCCGCAGCGCTTGAAGTAAACGAGATTGGAAACATTCTGAATTATCTGATTCAGATAGATGACCTTAAAAAACAAATTGAAGAAAGAAGAAGAAAAAATGAAATTCTATGACAAGTTTAAAAAAACACCGCGTACTAGGCTCGATGCCTATGGTAGCAATGCCTACATTTACGAGGACAACTGGATGGACCGCCATCCTATGTTTTGCGGTGGGGTTGTTGGGTTTGTTCTCGCAGTGATTTTGTTTATTGGGATTGGGGTATGAGAGATGATTTTATTTGCTGTTGCGTTGTTGGCGTGTGTTGTGTTTTATCTGCCGTAATTTGTTTTTATAACGTATATTCACTGATGGGGATTAAATGAATACTTATGAATTGAAGGAATACAAAGAGTTGCTTATCAATTTGATAAACCCAGAAAAAGGGTTTCGGAGTGAAATTCCTCTTTATATTCTGCAAAACATTGCCAAAACCCTGAACAAATGGAACGAAAGCGATGCGGTTTAAGCGCCCAACGCTTGCGCAAGTTCAGACTGTTTTTGGCGGTATCGAACTGTTCTGCTCTCAGTTAATAGCCGGTGAGGTTTATTCTACTGAGGATGGAACGGTTCTTTACAAAGACCTTGAAGGTTTGTACTACATTGCGCACCCAGCCGTTCTCGGCCTTGCTGAGGTGATTGAAGCGCTATCAAAATCATTTAAGTTGAGCATTGATTTTGAGGCAATGAAGGAAATGGCCAGAAAGTTAAAAGACAAAGAGGAAATACCACCTGATTTTGCAAAGAGGTTCGAGAATTCAATTATTCATGCAAAAAAAGCGTATTTCAGAATGAACGTTTACAAAGTGAGAGAAATTGTCCGGTCTTTAGAAATTGGCTGGCGCATACGTGGGGAAATATGAGCGTTGAAAATATATTGGATGAGCGCGGTTTAAGATACGGTAAATTCAAAGACCACGCATTTGTGGCGCAAAGTTTGAAGTCAATAATTACCGTTGAATTAATGAAACGCGCAAAAAATTTATCATGCGACCAGGCGGAAGCCCTAGAAATGATCTGCCATAAGATTGCCAGGATTATAAACGGCGATTCAGATTATGCCGATAGCTGGGTGGATATTGCAGGGTATGCGACATTGGTGGCAAACCGGCTTAATGAAAAATGATTTTTTTAATAATACTAGAATTTATATTACAAAGTTTGTGAGACACAATGACAAAATCAGTTCAACGCGCAGTAAAAGCGCATTTAGAACGGCACATTGCTTCTGGCGGGTCAAAATTAACCGTTCTACTTGGCGCCAAAGAAACCCAGATTCTAAAAGAAATTTGCGATCTAACTGGGTTTTCTAGGACAGTGGTTATTAATAAACTTATTGAGTCAAGGAAAATATGAATAAGCCAGTTGCTTGGATGTTGAGATTGCACTTGCCGAATTTTAATTCTAGTCAGATTCTATTTTGTACATTCAGCGAGGCAATTTCATATAAAAACGATCAGGAATTACTTTACAGAAGAATAAAGTTCTCAGACCCTATTCCTCTGTATTCAAATGAAGAAGAAAAAGGAAATAAAAAATCATTTATGGATTACGTGAACGATAAAATAGAAAAATTGTTCACGTATAGCGTCTGATTCATTGGCGGTTTTTGAGTTTCTCCCATGATCTCATGCCGCCAAGCCCTAGCAAGCCACCTAAAAGCGTCATTAGCACCTCGGTATCAGCCGGTCGCAGTGTCATCGCTTTCCCTGTTATTATCGCCACCAACTCCGGTGCGATAGGCTGCAAAATAGCATTGTAAAAAAGCCCAGACACACAAATCCACCCACATGCTGGCCTCCATCCGCCTCGAAATAAATCAGAACCCGCTTCAATTTTATTTATTTCCATCTGGCCGCGTGCGAGTTCAACGTGAGCGTCCAATTCTTTAAACTCTCCAGACTGTTGCAGTTTCAAAAGTTCTAGTTGTGCAATTGCTTTTTGTTGCGGGTCTGGAAATAAGCGATCAATGACTTTTGAGCCAATGTCAATAACGCTGCCAATCAGTAATGGATTCATATTGGATATTCTTTCCAAGGTAGTTGAAAGTGTGGGCCATCCTTAAATAATTTCCAGTCGCCACCCCACTCTATTGGGATTGAAACCCGCCTTGCGGCCTCTTTTACACAATCACCCAGCACATAGTACAAAGGCCAGTCCCACGCCACCTTGCTGCCGTATAAGGCCGCCAAATCTACTGCATGGCCTGTTAGGTGGCGACTGTTCATTGTCTGGCTGGCGCCGATTTTAACAAGTTCCTTCTGCCGCGCTAAAGTTCTGCAACCTTCGATAACTTTAAAATCAATGTCGGTGATTTTAATGGCCTCACGCACAACCAGAACCAAATCAGGATGAACCCCGATTAAATTTTTTTCTGATTGAGCGCCAAGTTTGAAACTCATTTTTTTGTCTTTGTCTCGACTTCAGACCTGATGGCGGTGGACAATGCTGCACCGCGTTGGTTTGCAGGCATGGCGCCCAAAAACAACTCTATCCGCTTCAGCGTATCCCAGCCTACCATTTGCCCCTTTGTCTCGGCCAGATCGCGCTCTAATGACGCTAATCTGGCGTCGTGGCTTTTATATATCTGGGCAATTTCTACAAAGCGCTGTGTCATTTCCTGCCGCATTGCGTTTTGCTCTTTGTAGGTTTGCCATTGCAGTGCAGCGCTTGAGGTAATAACTGCGCACAATCCCCAAAAAAAGAACTTATGCAAAAATGATTCTGAACTATCAGACATTTTTATCCTCTTTCTCTGCCATGCTTTTTAAAAGCGCATACGCTGAATTTGGTGTAAAGCGCCAAGCGTCATGTATTCCGAGCGATTCCAAACACGCTTCACTGCAAAACCATTTCTTTTTATTTTGCTTAATTGGTCCGAATGCAAATCTAATTAGCCCAAGGAAATCATATTTATAGCCCAAATGATTTTCAAACCAATTTCTTGAAATAGATTCGTCAAATAACCCTCTTGGGAGTTCGATAAAATCCCAATTAGAACCATTAAATTCGATATGCTTAAAGCGTACACCGCTATCCATAAAACTGCTTGAGGCTGATTGGTTATCTTCATAAACCAATTCCATGTGTGAATATAGGCCTCTATCCCACACGGAAACCAACTTATTAAATAGACGGTGTTTACCCTTATAAAATGCAGCTTTCAATTTTTGCCCTTTAATTGCATTTGATTTCTTTTTGATAGATTTTTCTTTCAAATCTATCTTTACCAATAATTGCCTGTGATTTTATTCCAATTGGTAGCCATTGCATATTACTAACTGCATCACAACCACCGCAGGCGAGCGGTATTACATGGTCAATCGCCCAGCCTTTACAAGCGCCAGACGTTTTCCAATCTACTGGACATGGGTGAATTCTTTTAAATTGTGCAATAACGGCACTGCTTCTGCTAATTGAGCCATCCTCATCGCGCTTTGGAATTCCGCAATAACGGAGTTCCTCCATTGGCGGTAATTGAGCGAATGAATAATCAAAAGAAAAGGCCATCATTAGCAGAAGCAGTATTTTCATTTCAAGGTTCCGTTGATAGTACAGTTACCGCATTGCCCGGCCATAATATGCACAATTGAGTTTTCCCGCTGCCGTTGTCCCTTGTGAACAATCTAGCTCGGTTGGCTACTGGCTGGCTTGGGGTTGCCGCCAATTCTTGCAACTCCACAAATTCACGAATTAGCGCACGTCTTGGGCGTTTGTTTGCCGTTCCCAAATCATAAACGCCGTCATCAGAGAACTCAAGGCTTCCACGCGCCTGACCTTGCCACAAAGATAGTGTGCCTTGCGTTGCCAATGGATTCACAATCATAGACCGCATTGCAAACGCATAGCACAGGTCGGAGAACATAAAAGTGCCAAGCTGCGGTAAACCTTGCCGTAAGTGGTGCGACATTGCGTGCTCTAATGCCATTGCCCCCTTTTTAGGCTCTTGTCGATAACGAACCGCGACATAGGCAATAACCAAAGAGGCCAGAGTGTCAGGGTTTCTATACCACCAAGTAGGAAATACTCGGTTTACGAACTCATACCCGTGGCCGTACAGGTCAGCGATGATTTCGGGGGAGGTTCCTACCGGCACTTGGTGCAATTCAGGGAAAATTGCCGCCATCATGTCCGGGTAAAACGCTTGGTTCACAGTCAAAGCATTATCTGCAAAGCGCCATTCTTTTGTTGATGCCTTGTAGAGTGCTTTAACGCCATTCGCAACGCCTGCTGCTATATTCCCGTAGTAAGTTGTGTCAGCGTCTCCGATGGCCGCCAGCATGTCTGAAAACGCTTTTAAGCCGGAGTAATTCTCGCAGTTGTCCTGCAAGTAGCAGACAGGCCATTTTTCTAGTGCGTTTGAATGCAATTCATTTTGAAAAGTGGTTATCAAACCTTGGGCAAGTGGGTACTGATAACGCCATTGCGCCGTACCATCAATAATAAAAACAGTTGGGTCGGTTCCACTTGGACCGCTACCGCTAGAGGCCGATGTGCCTGAAGTTGTGCATAGATATACTGAGCCATTGGCCTCGCGATACAAGCCACGCGTATATGCCGTTGAGGTCGCCCAGGTTGTGTATGATTTTTGACATCTCGCAAGGTTTGAGAACGCGACGTTTTTAAGTGTGGTTAGGTTTGTTTGGTTGTGTACGTTTGTAGCGCTCAGCCATGAATAATCATTCTTGATTTTCAACCACTGAGCCACTAGGCGCAAAAACGATGAGGCATAGGCATCATGCGAGTCTGCCGGACGAATTGAATATCTATCCTGTTGCAAATCGTTTACATACCAGTCGGTGCCTGTTGTAAACACGCCTACTGGATTCATAAAGTACCAAGTGACACCACCATCATTTATAACATCTGAAGTTCCGGTTGGCGCTGTTGCTCCGGTGGTTCCGCTTGTACTTGCTTGGTAAATGTTGCCGCTAGACGTTCTGCGCTGGCCTGCCGTAATTGCTTGGCCTGTTGCCCATGCCACATATTCACCTACGTGCGGGTAAATATATTTCCATGTGACGGTTCCGTCTACAATTGCCGTTCCTGTTCCACTTGGCGCCGTTACTCCAGTGGTACCACCAACGGTGGCGCGGTATACGTTTCCATTGATATAACGCTTCATTCCTTTTTGGATTGCCACACCTGAAAGCCAGCGGGTAATCAAATTGAAAATGTATGCGTCCAAGTATTCTTGAATTCTAGTGTTGCCCAGCCTATCTAAAATATAAAAGATGCCAAGATTTGAGAAATACCAAACCACGCCATTATTCACGCCCCAACGATATGAGCCTTGCATGTCAAATTCAGCAATAAAAAACCATTTAACTGAGCCATCGACAAATACATAACATTGCAACTCTTCATCCCAAGTTGGACCGACAAAGCCACTTGGAGCACTTGCAGCGCCGGTAACACCAGATTGCAGGCAGATATAAAGGTTATCGCCAATCTTTACCTTTGCGCCATAATTGAAAAATGTATTTGCAGCATAGGAAAGCGCAGTCTTTGGAATGTCAAAATCACCAATAATTTTATTAAAATCTAACGACGCTTCAGGAACGTAAACACGGTCAGAGGTGACACGGTTCCGCATGTCAGACAGGCCGAGGATTTTTGACGAATCAGTCTGAACCCTGCAAATCTTGGCCTTGTCGTTTTCCTCTGTCAATAGCCAATAAGTAGCGTTTGACTTTGCAAACAATTGACCGGCCTTGTCAATGTACACGTCCGTGTATGTATTTGTAGAAAAAGAAAGAACCTGCCCGGGAAATGTAACCTGATTTCCCTCAACCCATGCCGTGCCAGTCGGAAAAGTTGCAGTGAGGTTATTCCACCCGCCAGTTGGTGGAAGTGGCAACAATCCATCAATCACGTAAGGGTAGGAGTTATTAGCGCCGTTTGCAGCTGCTGTTGATTCGGTTTCATTTAAAAGTGATGAGAAAACAAAATTCTTATTTTTGTCACGCAAGGTTATAGAATAATTGCTAGGCACATAAACATTAGCCGGGCTTCCATTTCTTGAGGCATAGCCGTTTACGGTTCGCACTGGCTGGCTTGCTTGAATAGTTAAACTTTCATCCCAGTAAATTTGAATCGGTACAGTTTCAGGGTTTTGCCCATATTCACCGAAATAAATGTAACCATTTTCTAATGGCGTACCATCAGTTCCGTAATAAACTTCAAACGGTGATTTTGCTGTTTGTGCCATTATTATTCTTTCTTATCTAACAGTAAATTGGTTTGTTTTTGAAGTAGATTTTTCTTTTAAAATGTCTTTCATTGACTTCAAGGCATTTTCTCTATTTACTCCACGCAAATCCTGTAACTTTTCAAAAGCCAAATCCATTGCTCTTTGAGCGGCTTTACCACGCGCTATTGCTTCTCCGGTTTCCATTGCTTGTGACACTTGACCTTTTAGTGATGTATCTGCCGCAGCGCCAAACATTCTATCTAATTCATTTACAAAAATTAACTGATTAACAACGTTGTCGTTAGATTTTAATCCGTATGACGATGCTGTGTTTTCTATGTTATCCAGAGCATCGATCATATTAACCCGAGAGGAATAATTACTTGTTAATTTTCTAGCCGCTGTTCCAATTGACTTATTTGCGTTTTCAGAATCTAAATTTATATTTGTTCCAATTGCTTTTTGAATATCAGAAAGCGCTGATGTTGTTTCAGAGTATTTTTTATTTGCTTTTTGATACTCTGGGAATTTTTCACTAAGAGATTCATTTAAATTTCTGCGAAGATTTTTCAAAATCTTTTCCGCTTGAGTAGTTAATGGCGTTCCAATAGATTTTGAACCCCAACTAACTTGCGTATCAATAAATCTTTTTGCGTTGTGAACGCCATAAGCGTCTGGCGCATTTACATCGCTTAATCTTTCTAAAACAGAGTTTAAAATTCTTTTTGCTGTTTTATCACCTTGGATGTCAGAGTTTTTTAAACTTGTGCTTATAACTCCACTTGGTGAAATTTCTACCTTAACTCCGATTTTTTCTAAATCATTAAGAAATGAATTTATAGCAGGTTGATAATCAACTCTTTGACCTTTTAATTGTGTTTCCGCTATTTTTTCAATTTCTTTTCCAGCATTTTTTCTTTGGTTTGCAACAAATTGAATTTTGTTGTCTATGGTTTCTCCAAGGACGTCAGCCGGCCTGTTTTGAATCCTAAACTTTTCGCTTTTTTGCCCAAGCTCAAAAATGTTGAGCATTTTATTCATTGCTTTTTTATCAGTATCAGACGCTGTTTTAATACTTGCAATTGCTCCTTCTTTCCACCCTTGTTTTAATGCCTGCTCTGCGGTCAAGTCTGGAATTACTTGAGTCCCCGAAAGTTTAAACTTTACAACGTCAGTAGAATCGGGTTCTAAATTTAATTTCTCATAAATTTGCTTATTTTTTTCTGGTGAAATTTTTGCGGAAATTGTTGATTTTATACTTTGCGCTGACTCTTTAAATGTGGGCTCAATTTTCTCGCGGATACCTGCGCCTGCTGGCGCGATAGCCTGCGCAATCTTTTGAGTTCCAATTTTTACAGCTTGAGGTATTGATGGGGATATTCCGCCTGCGACTGTTGCTGCAATTTGTCCGGCGGTACCAGCGCCCATTTCTTTTGCGGTTTGGCCTGATGCCGCCCCCAGTGCTCCGCTTGCTATTTGATAACTTGGAACCGCAGCCATTGATTGCCCAACCGCACCCAATAATGGCGATGCTTGACCCGCCGCCATTTGCAACGCTTTACCAGCTGCAACACCGCCACCGGCTCCAGCTGCTCCGGTCATAGTTGCTTGAACAATTCTTTCCGCTTCTGTGTCTGGACGGGAAACCCCAATTCTAGTGAGCAAATCTTCAAGCTCATCAGTCGGGAGTTTGTATTTTGTTCCGAGCAAACTATTAACATAACTCACAATTGGATCGCCAACCATCCCCGCCAATGTCGCTGCACCAGCACCGGCGAGCGCACCTGGAATAGCACCGACACCGCCAATTGGAGCGCCAGCCATAGCCCCTAAAGCCGCACCAGTTGCAGGTAAGGCTAATCCTCTAGTTGCAGCTCCGGCCAATCCTGCAAGTGTTGTTGTTGGTTCTTCAGCTGGTAAAGATGAACCGCCAAGACTTTTTGCGAGCGCTTCATAATCCATTATTGAACCCCAATCGCTTTTCTAAATTCATCCGCTGCATTTTGGCTTGGGAATATAAATTGTTTTCCATCTGGCGTAGTTACAGAAAATTTGGGTGATGGAATCTGTGGAACTTGATAATCTTTTGGCGCTGCACGACCGGCTCTAGACTTTAAAGAGTCCAAATACATTGGAATAGCTGCAAGTTTTTGCTTGCGCGTTTCTTCGTCATCGGTAAAGAGTGGCGTCAATTCTTCCAGTTTTTGCTTGGCTTCGTCTTTATTCACCCCAGCACCAGTGGCTGCACGAAGCAAGGCCTCGGAAAGAGAACTCGCCGCCTGAGTGAATTTTTGGCGATCTGTTCCGCGAAATAATGCTGCGCTCCTTTCTCCGACCAAAGGCACGCCTTCAACAGCAGATTCAATTACACCGGGGGCTTCGGCTCCAGTTTTTTTGCCCTCTTTTGTATACATTGCGCCAAGCATATTGTTGTATGCGTTGGTGGCTTGTGCCAACCAACCCGCCGCCTTACGCTCGTCTTCTGTGGCAACACCGCCACCTCCTTCAGTCTTTTTGCTCGGCAGCGGAAGGCCACTCAATGCAGCTTTAAGGTCTAAACTTAACATTTTCCCTTGCGAGTCTAGATTTCTTGTCTCAACCCTGAATTTGTTAATCTGCGCTTGTTTAAAATTAAGCTCAGCCATTCTTGTTTTTAATTCTGTGTCGGCTTGAATCTGTTCTTTTTTTGCCTTGGCCTGCTCGAATTCTCGTGTTGCTTTCGCCTTTGAGATTTCATCTGTTGCGGTTTCAATTTTTATTCTGGCCTCGGCTTCCGCTTTCTCTGCTTTTGATTTTGCTTCTGAAACATCAGACGGTGCTTTTGCAATTTGCAAAAATCTTTCAGGATTAAGTGAAGACGCAATAAATGCTGATGACGCTTGAGCAATTTTTGGGTCTTTTTCTAATTGTGCTTTTAACTCAATGTAATCACTTGCGTCTTTTCCTGAGTTTTGAAATGCCTGTATCTTTGTATCTAAAAAATTTTTAGCGTAATCCACATTTCCATTTGAAATTGAATTATAGATTTTTGAAGCGTCATTAAATGCGCTTTTTTGCTGTTCTTCTGTAATTAATTTTCCACCTGCAAGAATGGCCTCTCTCTGCGATGGGTATTTAATTGCCAATTGGCCAAACGCTTCTGAAGTTCCCGATTTGAAAGCGTCTTGCATATCTTTAGAGTATTGCTCTTTTAATTTGAGCGCGTTTTCAGCCTCTTGTCGTTTTGATTGAATATCAGAAATTGCCGAACCTGTTTGTAAACCCGATAAAAAGTTTTTCATTAAATCAGGTTGATTTTGTGGCATGTAATTAATTGGTTGCATTTTTTACTCTTTAAAAAGGTTTCCATCCAAGGCCGCCAGCAATTCCAGCCATTCCAGCAACGCTGCCCAATGTTTGCTGCAATTGACCGCCTTTTGCAATTTGACCGCCTGCCAATGCTGCACCTTGCTGCGCCAATAAATTGCCAATCGCTCCAGCCGATTGCATCCCGGCTCCTGCCTGCCCTGCTGCTGACGCTTGGCCAAGAGATGTAAGGCCACCAAGGTTCGTATATCGCTGCTGCACTAATTGGTTTAATAATCCTGGGCGAAACTGTGCAAGTGCGCCCTGAATGTTTCCACCTCGTAAACCACCGGTAGCACTGGCCTGCTGCAATAATGCGTTCTCCCCTTGTTGTTGCATGGCCAGAAATTCGGGTGACTGCTGAATTCCTGCATACGCCGCTTTTTGAGCCTCTGCCCCCTGCAATCCTAAAATGGCCTGCTGTTGCCCAAGAGCGCCAGCTCCAGCAGTAACGTAAGGAGACATCAATTCGGTTAGTTTATCAAATTGCCTACGCTGCTCTGATATTCCTGCTTGTGCCGAACCAGCCTGAGTCTGCGCCGCTTCTTGTGCTGCATCTGCTTGTTGTTTTGCCCCACCAATAGACGCACCAAGGCCGGCACCAACAGCAGCGCCAGCAGGCCCGCCGATCATAAACCCTGCCGCAGCACCAGCAGCAGGAAGAACAAAACTTCCAACCGATTTTACTACTGAACCCATAATTCACCCCTTAAAATTCTAAATTGCAAAACATTCTGAACCTGTCCATTTTTAATGTTTGCATTTTGTTTTAAACCTTCAATTACAAAGCCAATTTTCATGCAAAAATTAATTACTTTTTGTGCAGAATGTATTACAGTAGTTGAAACCCTAAATACACTTCTTGTCTGAAAAATCATTTTTATAAAAGCAATTGCCAATTCTCTTGAGTGCTTTCTTGAATGTTTTTTTAAAAGTGAATGTAATTCGCTATCAAATGGCGACTTAATAACCTCAACGAAACATCCTGCAAATTTATTATTCACATAGGCAGAATAATAAACCACGCTATTATCAATAATTGGCTCTTTTATATCATAATCACAAAATGAAGAAAGAATATATTTATCAGAGTAAACATCATTCAATTCTTCATTTATTGAGTTTTTGATTATTTCAATCCTCGGATTCAAACTCTTTTTCTTCCCATGCTTGGCAAGTTCTCAAGTTATGACAAATAAAATCAAACTTATTGCAATAACCACGACCACCGCCATCTTTGTCTAAATCATTAAGCGGTATCTTTTCCATTTTGGCCATCGTGGCAGGTGTGTTATCAAAGTATTCACAATTAGCGCAAAATCTACGTCTTGCATCAGACTCTGAAACGCTCCACGCTTTTGATAATTTAACCCAAAATTGTTTATTGTCTTTTGGGTAGATTGAGGTTTTCTCCGGTCCAAGATTCCAATTAACTTTGACCATTTCTAGGTTTTTGTTATTCTCTTTTTCAGAGATAAATGGTTCCTCTGCCGGTATACCAGAAAAAGAATAACCAATAAATTTAGGTGGCTTAATATCTTTCATGCAATTTCCCTACCTGAAGCACTGATTGTTAGTGATGATGCTGCACTTGCAAGCGTAGAAATAAACCCGCCATCCTCTAATACTTGCCCAGCCATTTCAGGGCAAATATAACACTCCCCCACCGCTATTAACCTAGTATTTAACACTCGGTTTGCTGTTGATGCTGAACCGCCAGATGGGATTAGGTTAATGCTTAATGATACGTTTGCAGCCGAATTATTTGTTACTGTGAATTTATCTATCACTGTTTTACAGCCTGATGCAGTATATTGCGCTGTTTGTGAATTTTCAGCGAATTTTCTGGGAATAATGTTTTTAACTGTGATTACCATTAGATTACCTGATAAGTTGCTGAAAAAGCATATTTTGCATTTGCGATATTAACCGCATTGAAGCCAAATTCAAACACATCAGATGCAACGTTTGCAATAATGCTCCCATTGTCAGACTGCCCCGCCGTGGTGGTTGAGAACGTACCTCCAGCATTATTAACCGCAGAAAAATTACTTGCCACAGGGAGCGACATTCTGAGCACGCACGCCCCTGCTGCTGTTGGGTCTATATCCACAGTGCCGCTAACAGTTACAACGGAACCAACGCGCATCCATTGGCAAACTGCCGAAGTGCTGGCCGCTACGTTTGTAACGTTTGTGAGCGTAGGCGTATAAGTGCCAGACTTGATAACAGGGCCGGCCTCCCACCGCAAATTTGCTGCGTTATAAACCAGTGCATTGTCAGTAGCGGGGGAGGGGAGATATACATTGTGCAACTCGTCCAGCTCATACCCGTTATCAATTTTGATAAAAATCTCGCCAACAGAAGCATGGACCCGCACCACGAAGCCAACAATAACCAAATGATTTGGCGAAACAGGTTTTACTTTTGTATACCCGCCAAGCGTCAGCGGTGACAAATAAAGCGTGTCTCCAGCGATTAAAGCGTTTCCATCAGAATCAGTAATCGTATTTAGTTTGCGAATCAATCCTGAGTTGATTACATACCCTTCTGCGCCGCTCGCAAGCGTTTCAGCCACGAAACCAAAGGTATGGTTAGACGTGGCCTCAGCGTCCGCTTTTGCACGGGCTACTTTGATTCTATTACCCTGCGCGCCTGTGATCTGAACAACCGTTCCACGTGGCAATGAACTTGCAGAGCCGTTAAAACAAAGTTGAATTTCACCTTGACCAAGTTTTGACGAAACGTTACCGCCTTTTAACACCAATTCCAGAGTGCCGTCTCCGTCATCATAAAAAACACGTCTGGCCTGCGCAACCGGAACCGATGAAATAGGGAAGTCCAAATAATCAAACTGCCTAGAATTTCCAGATACGCTCTCTGCTTGATTACCAGCCGATGAGCCTTGTAAATATGCTTCATTTGCCAAGTTGGTAAGCGTTACAATGTCAGCAGGCATAAGGTTGTAAACCTCATCCATGATTCGCTCAAATGCTTTTATTGCTTCATGGTTAGGCAGGAACTCCGCAAGTTGATTTCTAGTTAATGGCTGCTTTCTAGACATTTAGCGCCTCTATGTTGGCTTCCAACCTTAAAATTGATATGTAGGCATCGCTTGTGCCTGTAAACCGCTGCAATCGCCAATTACGAAGCGCCCCTTGTTGAAACCAAACAATCCTTTTGTTTGATTGCCCTATGGTTCCGGCAGAAACGAATTTCTCTTGACTCCAGTTTTCACCGTCGGTTGAATATGCCGTGCTAATTGTCGGGGTCGTTCCTAATGCCACCCGCCCAGTTAACGATACAAGTTCCAACTGATGAATCACCGCCCCTCGGCTTTCATTGTAAATAATAGATGTGCCAAACTGCCAGGTTATTGTCTGGCCATAATGAGTTGAAATTGAATCATCTAAATAACCATGCGCTGACGAAGTTGGGTCTCCACAAAGCCATTTGTTGTAACACCAGACAAAATTTCGCGCCCTATACTGGCCAACGTTTGTAATGCTGCTAACAAGTTTAAACCAGACGGGCGTTTGCAATGCGTTAGAGGCCATTCCATCGTATACCCAAGTTCTATCAGGCAAATGTATATATAGAAACTGATGTGATTTTGAGCCTCTTGACTCCATCACAACGTTTGCTAGTTGAGCCTCTGTATATGATGCCAACTCATAATCTATTTCTTGAGTTGATAGTTTCGTGCATTGTCCGTTCGCGCCAATCCAAATCGCATTGTCTTCATGCCTACCGCCACCTAAAAAAGCCACGGCATCCATGTATACCGCACACGCTTGCGTGCCAATTGCACCACGTTGAATCTGCGCGCCTTCAATGCGTTCAAATGGGAACAATTCGCCACCCACGTTATCGAAAACCTCAATTGTGTGGCGGTTCAGAGCATATATTTCATTGCGCAATTTTAAGAGCGCCACTACTGGGTCTGGGTCTGCCTCAGATGAACCGTATTTCAATGGGTTCACTGACAGTGGGTTATTTAACTCGGTAACCACTAAATACTGTCCATCCGTGGTCATAAAATAACCATCAACCCAAACAACATCAACGACGGTTCCCAAATCGACGTCAGTCACCTGAACAAATGTAGTTCCGTTGTAATAGTAAAGAGCGCCACTAGATGCCACCGCCAAGCGATCAAAAGAATAATCAAATGTAACCTGACCTGAGCCGCCAACATCGCCAATAACGGTGTATGCGCCAACGCTATCAATAGAAACTAATTTTGTCCCCATGACTCGATAACAAAGACCGTTCCATTCAATTCCCCCGCGATCAACACCAGTTCCAGAGCCAAACTGAGTAATGCCATCAGCTTGACGGTAATAGCCATTACTGACTCCGTTTTCTTTTGGAACGGGGATTAGATTTTGTGGGTATAAAGTTCTAACATTTGGCGCTCCATCTGTATATATGCCATTCAAAATTGGAATTTGCATTTGCAATACCTTTAATTGTGACTCCAGCCCAGACAATGCTTTTCTTCGTGAGCTTTTATGTAAATCGGTATTTCTTTTTCTTCAAAATTTGAAACGATAAAGCAAACATCTTTTGTGCTTAAAGCACATGCAATGATTTTTTGCATGAAGCCAACCTTAACGCCAAGTTCTCTACAAAACTTGTTGGGGTCATCATGCTTTACAAAAACTATTTTTTCGGATGGCTCTTGCGTTTTTTCCCATTGGAAATTTTCTAATGGCTTATATGCGCATGAGGATAGAAAAAAACACAATAAAAATAAAATTCTCACCACTTTTCTTTATTGCTCCAGTATGCAGCACTCATTTTGCCTTTTGCTATATTTTCAGCGTGTCTGGCCTTAAATGATTCACGCCTTGTCTTGCTCGCTTTTGATTCGCCTTCTTTTTTTGGAGAACCGGAAACGCCTTGCTGGCCGAATCTGATTGTCTTTATTTTATCGCCTTCTTTTGCGACTACAACGTGTGATTTTGTTGGGTGGGACGGGGTGCGCTTTGGTTTATTAAAACCAGACACCCCGACCTTTTCAAGTCTGGAGTCTTTCTTCATTTTTAATTATCCGAATATTCTAACTGGATTTTTCACATCAACTCTATATTTATCAAACATTTTGAATTCCGATGTTAAAATCATATTTACATGCCAACCATCTAAATAAGTTGGCTGCTTTATTTCTTTACCATCATCATCAATAATAATTTCTTCTTTACCGTCAGTAATTTTTCCTATAACTGAAAGAAAAAACCCATCCCCTTTTATTTCACTTGCCGGTGAAATGTTTAATTTGTTCAATTCACATAGAAATTGATCTTCAGATTCAAATTTCAAAAAAATTGTCATAGCGTTTTCTCAATTATTTCACTGGTTGTTAAAGCTGAATCAAGAACTTCAATTTTTTGAATTGTTCCATTAAAGTTTTCTCCAATCGTTCCAGCCGTAATCGAAGGAATCGTTGCTGTGGTGTCTGTCGTGGATGCAACACCATTCAATGCAGAAATTACTTGATTAGCTTTGTAACTTAATGCGATTTTGTTCACGCCGTTTTTAAACTGCGGCAAAGGTTGGTTGCTTTGCAGCGTTGTACCAAGGATAGAAGCCGTTCCTGAGTTTTGAACGGCTGTCCATGTGATTGCGTCAGGTGAGTAAAGGAGAACGCCGCCGTTACCTGCTGCGTACCAGAGTTGATCGCGTTGGGAGAACATTACGGAGTTGAGGTTGGCGGTTGTGTTGGAGGTGCGGAGAGTCCAAGTTGTGCCGTTGGTTGATGTAGAAATGTTCCCACCGCTACCAACAATAACAATAACCCCGTTCGCTATCTCAATATCCCCAAAGGTGGGAGCAAATCCGATATTTGGGCCTGAAACAAATACGTTATTTAAGTCCGTTACATTTAGAGCCGTGTTTTGCCTGAGATAATAGACCCTGTTATTTGCTTGGTCTATCGCCATTGAATAGTGAGCGTTGGCACCGAGGGTTTGGAATACCCACGAAACGCCGTCAGTGCTTCTACCAACTTGAGCGCCAGAAACAGCGTAATAAGCCCCAGCGCCGAACTTCACATTACTAATACCCGCCGTCGTCCCACTCACCCGCCTCGTAACCGTCCCATCAGCCGCAATCGTGGCGATGTAGCCTGAACCGTTGACTTCGTTGCCGACACTGACGAACGTGTTATTGCCGAACGCGATGCCGTTCAGTGTTGCGTTGTTGTTCGTGCGTGATGTGAAGGTTGTGCCGTCTGTTGAGGAAACCATTGCGCCAGACGAGCCTGTTATCAGCAGGGTTGTGGGGGAGGCGGCGATGCCGAAGAGGTTGGCTGTTACACCAGCGTTCAAAGATGTGTAACTTGTGCCGTTGGTCGAGGTCAGCAGGGTTTGAGTATTGCCAACAACATAGATGGCGTTATTGAAAATGCCGACCTTGTTTAGACCTTGAGTAGTTCCACTAGTTTGAACAGTCCAAGTGCCCGCTGGGTCGGTTGCAGTTATTATGGTTCCAGCGTTACCCACTGCAATCCATAGGTTTAAGGTCGGAGAGTAACTAACGCCGTTAAGCAGTTGCGTGGTGTTTGTGTTCGTTGCTGCAACAAAAGTTACCCCATTATCTGAAGATACAAAAATATTCCCATTAATCCCGGCGCTGACCACAACCCCCGCAGCGAAGTGGATGTCACCAGACCCAAGATTTGACTGACCAGTTGTCCAATTTATACCATTGTCTGAGTAAATTACCGGTCTTACTCCGCCTGTTGTCTGCGCAACAAATCTGGTTCCTGTGTGGGTAATGGCATTTATGGATAATGTAGTCCCACTCGTCCTACTCGTCCAAGTCTCGCCGTTGTCATCAGAGGTCGCAATGAAACCTCCATTACCAACGATCACATTACGCAATGTTGCGCCAACCAGACCGGATGTGACTTCGTTTGTGGGTTGGGTGATGACTTCAGATGTGTTTCTAACAACCCTCCAAGAATTACCGTCGGACAAAGTTACAACGTTTGCAGAGCTTGATGCAATTATAAATCTACTACCATTCCAATGCACCCCGTTAAAGCCACGTCCCCCCTGTGCCGCAACAATGCTTCTTTCCTGAAGGGTTACATCGTTTATGGCCGCCGATTGACCAATAGAAAGCCCATAAATATTCCCACCATTAAAGGCAACGGAACTAAAATCGTTTATGTTTAGAATCGCTCCTGTAATTTCTTTGTAAGTAAACGGGGCACTTTCAAGCCCGTCATTTAATAGGCCACGACCAGCAGAAGTCCCCATCAAGCGCAGACCAGCGCCTTCAGACATCTTCGTAAAGTTCGACAGCGTCCCTGTGCCTTGCTTGCCAATGCGAATATCCGCATTGACACCAGACAGCCGTAAAGCACGTTTCTGCGCCACGCCTGTATCGGGGCAGTCAATCTCAGCGTACAGAGTGGACTCGCCTTGACGAATTGATGTCAGTGCTGCGGAGGTCAGCGGGAATGAGTCGGCGTTGCGGGTGACTTGGGCGGTTGTGGTTGGGATGTAGGATGTTGCATCCGTTGCTTCCTCAACACAAAAACCAAAGACAACAATGTCCCAGTCTGCGTTATTTGTAGGCCGAACTAAACCATGCTGACGAGAGCCACCCGTAACCGCAGTGAATGTGTATTTATATCTAACAAAAGTTGCGGTTGCCGTCATATCCGCTGAACTCATATTTCCGTCACCGAGCAGTCGAAATGTTGCGTTTACGCCAGCGTTTGCAGCTTTTGCATAGACCGATATTGTGTACACCCTGCCCGAAACAATGGACGCCGCCCGCTGATAGACGGATGTAGCTCCGGTACCTTGCAGCCTCCTTGCATTATTAGAGCCGCTTGGAGACAAAGAAAAGTTTGGTGTTTCCGTAACCGCTGTTCCGGTGTACCCGCTCAGATCATCCGACCCTAAAGATGTGTTCGTCGCCGCAACCTCACTCAACACCCCACGCCGCACAAGAGTCACAGGGTCGTAATCTTCCCGCATCTCCAGTGACCCAATGCGCCAATCCGTGCTTGTGCCGCTGCCTGTCACGCTCACCACGTTAATCACAAGAGACTGTGTGGACGGCGTGTAGCTCGTCACAGTGCCTGTCATGCTGCCTGTCGCACCTGCTTGAGCAACGGCAATGACGTTTGAGCCAACGGGCCAGTCACGGTTCACGTTTGCGTCTGCTGCAAGTGTGAAGGTTTTGGAGCCAGTTGCGATTGTGTTGGAAGTAACTGAGAAATCCACGCCGACGATAAGCCCTGCGGAATTGACGCGGGTTGCGCCTGTGCCACGAGAAAATGTTATAACTTCACTAAAATTTTTTGAGATCAACGTCATTTTATTCTCTTTATTGATTAATTTGATATTGTTGATTAATGAAATCAAATTTCAAACCGTATTCAAATAAATCAAACGTCTCGCAATTCACCGCTTGGATATTTGCTATTGCCGTTCCAGACACTGAAATAAAAGAAATAAATCTTTTATTTTTTGTATTAATTACAATTGAATCCTCTGGCATTACTAAAACATCAATTGATGTCGCTGCTGCTTCAGTGTCTTTAATGCGAATATAACCTGGAGCTGTCACCGCAACTCGCACACATGAGGCTGCTTTAAATGTGAGTGGGTCATTTGGTACTATGGTCGCTACACTTGTTCCAGTAGAAGTTAAACTTTTACCAGTTAGTAAGATATTTGCACCGCTTGAAAATTGATTTTGCGAAACCACTTCCGCATATGTTCCGTCACCCATTTCTGAGAATCTAACCGGAATATTGTCTTTACTTTTAATAATATCGCTCATTTATTTACCCTTAACCCACTCTATACCAAACTTTGGCGACGTTATCGAATCGCAATCTGAAAAATGAATTTGCTGTTAATGATGTTGGAGCGCCCGTTACAGTTGCGCCATTGCCATTAATTGCAAGCGTTGTTACTGCCTGAGTGCTATTAACTAAAATTTCCTGACGGTCTACACAGTTTGCAAGCAATGGCAAAATCAAAGTGCCTGCTGCAAATGCCCCGGTTGGTGTCAATACAAGCCAAACGCTATTACTAGCATTGTTCACCTGTACGCTGAAACCTGTCGCGGATGGTGACGAGTATTGCGTTAGTTTATCGTCATTGGCTGTAATGCCGGTTTGAAAATAAGTTTTTAAAGTTGAGAATGACGACTTTCTAGTGTCGCCATTATTTGTACTGAAAAATGGAACCTGATCTCCATCAGAAACCGAGTCCATTGTCGTTAATTGGTTAATAGTTGTCATTTAATCCTCAGAGAAATTCTAAAGCGCCATCGTCACCAACCAACAACCGATCAACTGGCGGGCCAAAGAATGGAGCGTCAGAAGCAGAGTTTTTATTTCCAGCACCAGTCGGCAATGTAGATGTGTATTGCATTTCCATTGGCATAGAAAACCTTAAAAGCATGGCATCGTATGCGGCCTTGGCGCCGGATCTGGTTTCTAAAGAAATCCCTTTGCCAAATGATGGGGCAATCTTCATGGCCAAATTTAAGCAAATCGCGTCAATGGCTGAATCTGGCACCAGTGTGTCGGTATCTAAATCACTGTTGTTTGGGCTTGCTGGCAACGGAAAGCCAAGACGAATGCCTTTGGCGTTCCACATCGCAATCATTGAATCTAGTTTTCTGAGCGCACTTTGCAGTTGGTCTGCTGTTAAATCAAATGTATAAGGCGCCAGTCCAATTTCATCAAACGCTTGCTCAATAAACTGTCTTTTAGTCCAGCCCATGCTTATTCTGCTTTTGCCGGTCTGCCGCGCTTTTTAGGGGCGTCTTCTTGTGGTATTGAATTGATAGCCTCTGGTGGCGTTTTAAACCATCCCTCAGCGATTTTTGAATCTATATCTTCATCGCATACGATGATGTAATCAATAAAGCCATCATCTACTTGAAATTCACCGTCTGGTTTGTAAAGCATGGTCTTATTCATTTTTTACCCTTTTGGTACATTTTTTTCCCTGCCTTGGCTGCTGCTTCTTTTGCTGATGAAAGAGCAATGGCCACGGCTTGCTTTTGTGGCTTGCCTGATTTCATTTCTTTTTTGATGTTACTTGATACGGTTTTGGCTGAATAGCCTTTTTTGAGCGGCATGAATACTCCATACGAAAAGAGGTGGATTTCTCCACCCCTTTATTAGACTAAATCAATCAGGTCTGAGAGAACAGCATAATGCCGGACATTTCAGGCTGCTTGTTTACCACACCGTAGAGCACATCCATACGGAACTTGGTGCGCATGGTGTTGATATCGTACTGCTTCTGCATCACCACCTCGATGCCTTGGTCAGTGCTGGCTCGCATTACTGCTGCACCCGCGTCGCTTGGCACGGCATAAGAAGCTGGCAGAATCTCAAGCGCGTCTTTTTGCCAGAAAGGATTAACGTTTGCATCCACGGTGTTCAGGAACGTAATGGCTGCGCCGCTGGCCGGTGTTGCAGTACAGTTTTTGTATTGCGCTTCGGCATCGGTTGAGCCACCGCCAGAAATAATAGGCGGGGAAATCTGAACGGTACCAGTACCACCAGCACCGGTAACAATGGCGGTCACTCGGAAGGTTTTGAGCAGGCCTGTGTCAGCTTTGGTGATTGCGTGAACGTTATTCACACCCAAGATTGTGAAGGCATCGCCAACACGAACGGTGCCGGAAGTCACGGTAATTGCAATGGTCTGGTAACGGTTATCAACGTTAGCGGTTTCACCAGTTGTGGCCGTGCTTGTTGCTTTTGGCGTGTAGTATTGGTTAGCGCCGTTAATAGAAACGGTCACACCTGCGCGAGCCAGCAAACGGTTTGCATAATCCAATTTGAAAGTTTCAAAACCGGCGATGTTACCAACGTATGCTTTTTCGTATGCAGTTGTTGGCTTGCCTACCATGTTTGCACGGTTGGCCAAGTTGCTTGCCATGTTGTTGTAATCACGGGTAGACAAGGCCATGTAACGATCAAATGACTGAACGCCGGTTTCATTCATAATGGCATCAGCAGCGGCGATATCATCAAAGCCAGATGCAGCGGCGGTACGCTTAACAACCAATGTGCCCTGAGTTGCTGCAACGTTCATAATGGCCAAGTTAATATCGGCGGCCAACTTTTGTTTTGCCGCATCACCCAAACGACCTTCTTGCAAGGTATCGCGCAATTCGGTTGCGGTCATTGCCCAAGGCGCTGAACGGCTAAAGCCGATTGTCGCAGGAACGGCCAATTGTGTGGAATCCTTAAAGTTGGATGTCATGTCCGTGCCGGAGAATGACTGAGCAACGTAAGGCATTGGGCGCCAAATGATGTTGTTTGAACGCTCCATTGAGGATGAGTCTGTGTTGTATACGGACACGTTACGTGACAGCACCAAAGCGTCGTTAAAACCTTCAAGGACGTTTTCAAACGCGACGCGTTCTTCTTTGCTAAATGCGTTAGGCATGTTTAATACTCCAAATTAAATTAAGTTGATTTCTTGCGAAGTTGTTGTTTATAAGCAATTACCTTGCTCATGTTACCTGTTTTTTCTGCTTCTGCCCTCAGGCGCTCTAATGTCGAGTCTACCGAACCTGAGCCGGAGCCACTCCCACGGATTGCCTTTTCTGGCGGTGGTGGTGATTTCTTGCTGCTTACTTTCAATTGCGTCTCCAGTTTTCCGATTGCGATAGCAAATTTCACGGGGTCATTAATTGCTGCTAGTTCTTTTGCCTTCTTGGGGTTCTTTCCAAGCGCGTAAACGATCAATGCGGGGTCATCAGCGCCGTGCAAGATAATCCCTTGCATTGTCTGGCTGAACGTCTCCTGAACGGCATACTCGGCTTCGTCATAGTCTTTAACTTTTAACTTCTGCTTTGCTTCGCCATACGCACTTAAACGGTTTTGCCATTCGCGCTGTTGCGCTTGCTGCTCTAGCTCTACTTTATGCTGTTGCTCGCTGACTAATCGCTTTTGTTCGTACCATTCTTCAAGTGACTCCTCAAACATTTCAGCGTCATAATCAAACTGTTCTAAGGTTGGTTTTTTACCAAGTGTAATAGGCTTTTCTGCCTCTGTTGTGCGTTGGTTTAACCTTGCTTCCAGTTCTCTTTTTTCGCGTTGAAGTTCTCGGTAGTTTTTCCGCAAATCTCTAACCCACTCGGGAGCGGGTTTTTCTTCCTCTTGAGGTGGCGACTCCTCACCAATGCTAACCGTAATTTCTTCTTCCGCTTCTTGCTCGTCTTGGCTGTCGTCGGCCTCAATATCGACATTTTCGACTTGCTCGATTTCTTGTGCTTCAGAATCGATTACTTCTTCATCAAACTGCTCTGCCTTTTCTAGCATTTAATTACCCGTAAAAAAACTCGCTAATTCAAAATGGTTTAGCGGAATACCATATTTTTTAAACCAATGGCGGTGTGCCAGGTTGTTGTTCCTGTGGTTGCTGGCCTTGAAAAGCACTGCCAAGCAATTGCAAATCCTCAAACGCTTGCTTGCGATCAACCTCTGAAATTTCGGCCATCGTCTTAAGCGTCTTTGCCTGAGTTTCTTCAGCCTTGGCCACGGTCAATACAGTGTCAGCACGCGCCTTGGATGCCTCTGCATCGGCTTGGTTTGCTGCTGCCATCATGTACTGTGTCTGCGGGTCAGGCTGGGCTTGTGCGGCCTGTGCTTGCATGGCCTGCATTTCTTCCTCTGTTGGCTTAACCGCACCAATGTTCACAAGACGCTGACGGAAGAAGTCACGAACCTCTGAAACGCCTTCGCCTTCCATGTTCATCATGGCCATTGAGCCAAGAACCTGCATTGTCTCTGGGTCTTGTGTAATGGTCATCATTCCCGTGATTGCGCGAACCGTTGCCGCTTTCTTGCTGCTGCTTGACGGACCAACATCCACGGCGATATCAAAATTGGCTTGGGACAAATCATTTTCAAATTCTGTCTCGCCAGTCTCACCGATCACAGGCCGCATCAATTCAACGGTTGAGACCTCGCCTTGCTTGCCAATCGCTTTTATATTTCTGCCTTCTTCCACAAAAATATCTTTGGCCATGCTGAGCCAAATTTCTCCGGAGCGTTTAATCGCTTTCGCCATGTTGGACATATAGATGAAAGTTTGCATATCCAAGCGCTGCTGAATCATCTCCACGGCCTTACCGGAAATGTTGCTAACCATCTTTTCAGCATTTTCAGGGCGACCTAAAACGTCCGCCATGTCCTGCTCTGTAACCTGCATCAATGCCACCATTGCGGGTGGAATGTTAGGCGCTGTCTTCATCCCAATCGGGCCATTAGCTACCGGCTGACCGTTCATGTCTGTCATTGGGTTTGCGAGCAAATAAGGATAGTTTTTCACGTTATCCTCTGCCCACATTACCTGATGCCCAGCCATTTGTTCGGGGGTGAAAATAGGCTTGTCCATGCTGCTGAATGCCGCAATCTCTCCAAGTTTTGAGAGTTGCATATTTTTTAGGCGTTGTGAATCCTTGGCCAAACGAACGTGCCCCATGCAGCGCTCGATGTTGTCTACGAACCACCGCTTGCCGTACACCGGAACAATAGGAATGTTCTTGCCTGCAATGTATCCGCAATCCTCCAGAACCTTGCCACCAGAAAGAATATACTTGTGCACCTTGCGGCGCTTTACTTTCTTTTTCCTGATTTCTTTTGTGCCAATTGCAGCAAGTGATTGCTCAAGGTTTTCGTCAGCTTCAAAATCAGAATCGGAATACTTTTCTTCTTCACCATCGATTGTCTCAAATACCCTGATGGTTTCCGAAACTTCTTCCACGCGGTAATACTCAGCAATATAGACAACATTGGGGGTGTACCAATCAAACTCGGTATGCGTGATTGTTTTGGGCCAATCGCTCGGGTCATCTCCGTATTCGTCACGATAAGCGTCACGGCTCATGGAGGAAAGCACAAAACACCGTTTGGCGTCTGATTTGTCTTGACGCTTGGCATCTAAATCAAAGAAAACAGACGAGTCCGCATCAAAAATAGGCTCAATCCTAATTCTCTGACGCTCATCTTCATCGTCTTCCTCATCTTCGTATTCAGCACGAAGTCGCCAAGCGCCAAACCCACCAGCCACCGCTTCCTCAAAAGCATTGTCGTAGGCTTCTTCTGCCGTGCTATCTTGCTCATCGGCACGATAAAGACCGTCGCAGGTATCTGCGAGTGAGTCAGCCTTTTTTCCATCCTTGCTTACAAAATCAACAGTAATGCGATTATTTCTGTATTCGTTAATAATGCGAATCACTGCCAGATGGATTTTGTTTACTTCAAACTTTGGCTTATTTTCAAACTGTTCACCAAGCGGGCCCTCCCACTGCGCTCCAGCAATAGAATAAAATCTACGATCTTCCAAGCATTGCATCCGCTCATTTTTAATAGCGGATTGAATAGAATCGAACTCATTGCGAGCCGTTTCTAATACGTTATTAAAATGCTGTTCTTTAGTTAATCGAGACATAATTCCCTTTAGTTTCTTTATTCTCTACCATTTGTTACTTGTTGGCAACGGCACGAATATTTTAGGCTTATTTGTAACCGCCCTTCTGACACCCTCACAAGCATATCTTAATGCGTCAATTATGTGGTTTTTCTTGTCATCCAGAAGTGGAAGTATATTGCCTGTTAGTTTGTCGATCTTATAACTGTAAAGCGTCAATTCGTCAATTGTATGTTTACACCTTGGATGCACAACAATATCGTAGGTTTTTAAAAACTCTATGCCTTCCTCTAATGACTTTGGACCCTTTACCGCTGGCATAATCTTTGGAAAGCCGTTTCGCCTCATGTGCGATATTGTCTCTGGCCTTGCAGAGTCAGCCACCATTGGCCACTTTTCAGAATCAGGAACAGTAAAAAATAAGTCCGGAGTGTCCATGATCTCGCAGCCAACCCGATAAACTTCATGGTCGATGTATAAAGTTCTGCCAATAACATGACAACGAACCAAAACAGTCGGATCCACTGAAAACCCCCAATCCGCCCCGAGCCTATGCGTTACATCTGCTGGCGCCTCGAATTCCTCTATTCGCCAATTATGGAAAACCCGCGAATTGCTGTTCTTGTTGTACTGGCCAAGCCAAACGTGGGCATACTTGTCTGGGTCTCGGCGCTTGTCGTACTCCATTTCAGCCCGTAGAACCTCTGGGAGCCACGGATTGTCCATATAATTAACTTCTATTACCACGGCTTCAGGCGGCCTTGTATCGCCCTTTAATAGCGCGTCTACTGGGTCAGTCGCTTTGTTCGGATTCCAAGTGAACCACAATTCGGAATTCGGCTTTCGGATTGTCGGGCGAAGCAAGTCTAATGAACGCTGGCTTAAACTCTGCGCTTCTTCAACCCATGCGCAATCGTATCCCTCCAGTGACTTGATAGAATCTGCCGTATGGTTTTGCATGCCTTGGAAGATAATCATCCCGTCACCCTTGCGTGACTTAATAACGGATTCCTGAACCTCAAAATATGCACCGGCGTTCATTTGCTCTATCTTGGTTTCCAGCAGACGCTTCACCGACTGATTCAGAGACTTTTGAATTTCACGAACGCACACGCTTCTACGCTTGGCATCCATAATGTGCGCCTCGATCATCAACTCAGCGAACAAATGTGATTTCCCTGATCCCCTACCTCCCCATGCGCCCTTGTAACGGCTTGGCTCAAGCAAGGGGATAGCCCACTCTGGCGTTTTAAGCTGAAGTGTTGTCACGGCTTAACAATCACTCGCTCTATTCTTTGAACTAAAGGGCTTTCTGGGTTCCCAGATACCTCTATTTTGTCACCGTATTTTCTTGGTGCAAGTTTTGCAAGCAGCCATTTTCGAGTATCGACCTGGAGCCTTTGTTTTTGAACTGCTCCAGAATCCGTAGCTCCTGAGTCTGTCGTCCCTACTGGCTCGTCTGCAATTTCAATAGCGTCGTTTGCAATTCGCTCTATTAAATCATCACGCGCACGCATGTACTTGTCAGCAAGGCTTTTATCCTCACTAACCCAAAGTAAAAACGTACTGTTCGGAATACCTGCTTTTTTGCAAGACTTAAAACAACTAAGCCCGTGATTTGACATGCCTTCAAGCACTTTTTTGATAATTTCTTCTTTTTGAGCGTGTGGCTTACTCATTTAATACCTTTCTCCGCAAACAGTGCGGGTCTGAGGTATTACGATAACTGATTTTTGAGCAATAAAAAAGGGGCTTTCGCCCCGTGGTTTAGTCAATTATTTTTTACGGCCTTCTCCACAACCCGAGCAAACCTCCGCATAGCAGGATTCCGCTGATGTATTCGGCCCAACTCATTCTTGCCTCTCTAAACTCGCCGCTGCAATGAATGCTGTGTACAGTTCTCCCACCGTATCAAACTCTTCATTGGTTGCCAGAAGCATGAACGAATTCTCGCCCTTGCCCCACTCACAAGTGTCGGGGTTGCGTGGGGTGTAGAGTTGTCTGGCGATTCCGTATTCCTCATTAACGTACTGGCGAAGCGCGTGGTCATCTGCGGAGTATCCAAATTTGTACTGCATAGGCAGTAGCCTGAATTCTTCAAGCGTCATTTCTCACCATCCTTTTTTGAAACTGCCTTGCACTCATAAACAGTGTCGCCAACGTAGAACTTCCCCAGTTTGTCGCACTCTTTTGCTACTTCGTTGTGAGCAATAATCCAGCCGAAAGCAAAACCACAGAGAAGCGTAGAAATCGCAATAAATCCTTCCATCATTTTTTAAACCTTGCATCTAGCATTTCATCAGTGCATTCGTATGCATCTGCTGTGCGCGGATTATATGGATCGGTGGTAGGCTTATCTGTAAATCTCCAAGTAAACTGCTCATCAACAAAAAAGTACGCTTTGTCCGGTCTTGGCGTTTCGTCAGTCAGCAGCAGGTCAATCATTAAAAACGGATACCCAAACTGCTCCAAATAAAGCCCCTTCATAATCGCCAAAATCATTTTTGGGATTTTGGCTTTGCGCTCCCACAGGCTGACCATGTTTTCCGTGACCCCCAACTTCGCGGAGCAAGTGCGTTGAGTCATCCTTAACTCCTGCCGTAGAAAACGAAACTCCGCCCCCGTCAGGAATGGCTTGGTGCAGATGTGACGCCCGATGGCTTGATAAAGCTCCGGCAAGTCCTCAAAAACAAACTCGACTTTGAAGTTGTGAATGATTCTCTTAAAGCCATTGATGAGATAAATGTTGTTCAAACCGCATTCGATGAAGTGGTAGGGTTCAGTCATCACTGCCCCCAATCCCATGCGCGGCTTCGATGGCGCGAGCAAAGCCGTGGTCTGTGTGTTCATGCCTTGCCGCACATTCCGCTACGATCAATGTAATCTCGTCATCAGTCAGCGGTTGTCGAACAGGGCGGGTGTACAGCGGCTTCCCGATGACCTCCGCAGTGTTTGCCCCTTTGCGCAGTGAGCCTTCAATACCGCCACCAACTCGCACTGAGTAGATGACGGCAACAGGTTTTTTTTCGTCACTCATAACCCAGCCTCCTTCGCCGCTGCCAGTGCTGCTTTGGCTTCGTCAAAGTCAAACCACCCTTCCGTATAACGCTGCGCTTGATAAAGCAAGTCATCCAACGCCTCCACCAACTGCTTCGTTACATCAGGTGCGGGGTGGGCGTAGAGTGCCACGGCGTTAAAAGCCGCCAGCGCTCCAGACAAATCATGTCTCTTTTGTAGCTCTGCAACTAAGTGGTCGGCTTGCTCTTTTCTTTTGACCAGTTGGTAATCAACCACTCCGTCTCTCACCATCCACGCTACAGGATTTTGTTCATCACTCATAGTACATCTTCCTTGTCTTCTACTTCGCTCATTCGTCCTGTCCATCATTTCCTCCTAGCCCGATTAGGCGACACTGTACTGCAGCCGTCGCCGTTGCCGTCGCCGTAGCCGTAGCAGTTGCCGTCGCCGTAGTCGTCGCCGTAGCCGTAGCCGTAGCCGTAGTCGTCGCCGTAGCCGTAGCCGTAGCCGTCGCCGTCGCCGTCGCCGTAGCCGTAGCAGTTGCCGTAGTCGTTGCCGTCGCCGTAGCCGTTGCCGTCGCCGTCGCCGTCGCCGTCGCCGTTGCCGTAGCCGTTGCTATAGCCGTAGCCGTCGCCGTAGCCGTAGCCGTAGCCGTCGCCGTAGCCGACAGGTCTGAACTGATCCATTACAACCCCCATCCGTCTTCAACTGGCACACAGAAAATCTCTGCGCCTTCGGGCATGTCTACGCCATTTGGCATTGGCTTGAGTGTCACATTTGTCGACTTAGGTTCTGCGATCATGCCGTCGAACCCAATGCTTTCCCAGCGAAACACATGAATCGCACGAGACAGTTTGATGCGTCCATTTTCGCGTGTTACGTCACCAGCAAAAATCCAACCTCGGTCAACTACGATAACAGCGCGGCTGCCTACGATGCGAGGTTGTGCCTCAGTTGCAGGGATGTACTCAATACCGTTGATGTTGATCATTTGATACTCCTTTGTGTGTTAAAAAATTGCGCCAAATCCAAAACTTTTTCACGGTTCATTCCGTACCCCCAATCCCATGCGCTTGTTCAATGGCACGGGCAAATCCATAGTCCGTATGCTCATGCCTTGCCGCACACTCCGCAATAACTGATGTAATTTGGTCTTCAGTTAGCGGTTGTCGAGCAGCGGGTGCAGGCTGGGTGTACAAAGCACGAACCTCATAAGCCCAGTCATGCAGCACTGGCACCCTTAAAAAATATTTGTATATTGACTTATGGCATTCTCTCCACGCTGACCAAGGATATTTGTCGTCGGTTGTTGGTCTAGTTCTGTACTGGTAAAAAATTGGTTTTTGTTCATCACTCATCTTACTTCCTCTAATGCTCGTTTAACGTGTTTCTTTTTGTACTGTGAAAAGATTTTGATAATATCTTCGTCAAACAGGTAATGATGATTCCGCAGAGCATGGTCTCCTAGAAACTCGCTGATCTCTTCCACTATCTTTTGAAACTTTTCTTCTTTCATTTTCTGTTTCTCCAAAAAACAATTTGATATTGTCTTAAAGTACAATGTTTATTAGCCACGGATTTGAACAATGACTCTACCATTCATGTTAGGATATTTTGCACGGTCTTCTGGGCTAGCAAAACTAAGAATATCACTGGCGTCAAAATCAACATCTGTCATACGCATGTAATTACCATAGCCACAAGTTTCTTCTACTCCGCATTGGACTTCTGCATCTTTAGGCAATGTCTTAAGCCATTCAATCATTTGAGCTACTGTTGTCATTTTGATCTCCTCATTTATTCACCATCCTTCCCCCCTTGCTGCTGCGAGCGCTGCTGTAAGTTCTTGCTGAGGGCGGTGAAGTCGAAGCATGGTTACTTCATCTACAGAGTTCCACTTAGGCTCTGGGCATCCACAACATTCATTGCCGCCCCTGCCGCAGCATACTGGCTCTGCCCTCTGGTACGCTTCCCATGCAACGGACTGCATTGCTTCAAGTGCAGACTCTGCCGCCTCCACCAACTGCTTTACCACAGCGGGGTTGTGGTGGGTGTAGAGTGCCACGGCGTTAAAAGCCGCCAGCGCTCCAGACAAATCATGTCTCTTTTGTAGCTCTGCAACTAAGTGGTCGGCTTGCTCTTTTCTTTTGACCAATTGGTAATCAACCACTCCGTCTCTCACCATCCAAGCCACTGGCTTTTGTTCATTATTCATTTCTTCCCTTTCGGTGGTATTACGGTGTAGCCAATTGAGCGCAAGTATTTAACTCCCCGGTCAATTTCTTCGTCATACGTCTTGTCGATTGCCCAGAATCCCTGCTTTGTTCGCTTAACCTTCATTCTTTGTAGTGGCGCCTTCATCAACCCCCACAACCTATTTTTAGTCAGACCAGTAGCGACCTCGATTTCCTCGCTCGTCATTGGCCTTGCAGAAAGCAAAGTTAAAATTTCGTCGGTCTTTGTCATACCAACACCGCTAATTGTGCCCATGGCGTGCCTTGAATCTGCTTTTTAAATTTCCTCATCTGCTCAAACGTGGCCGTAGGAACAAAATCACTTTTCGCCTTTGGCTCTGGTGGCTTTATCCTGTACGTAAACTCGGTTGTAAGCGTCTTTTTAACCTTGCCTACACCCTCAACTACACCTTTACGCTTTAAGGTCTGTATGCGTCCCTGAACCACTCTTTTTTCCTCGCCCAGCAATTCAGCGATCTGGGTGGCTGATGCAACCTTTAATTTTTTGAGCATTTCAATAACCTGGCACTCTTTTTTACCGGTAATCATTTTCTTTCCCCTGTTGATTAACAATAAAGTTCTTCGTTTTCTTCCATGAATCTAACTGCGTCTGCTTCGCTGTCAAATTTCTTTACAAAGTAAACTCTGCAAAACCCATAATCATCCAAGACCTCTTGGCTAACCATGTACACGGGCTTTTCTTCTTGCCAAACTTCCATGAATAAACTCATTTTTTTTCCCTGTTGCGTTGCGATGAAAGGATATTAACACACTAATATAAGAAAAGGTTAGAAATCTTAAAAATTAACAATAAAATTTTTCACGGAAATAATATGTCCTTTATCGTTCCTGGTTGCCGTACTACCCGTATCAGGAGCGACTACATCACTTCTGCCAACAACGGCAGAAATAACCAGACCACTCACGATATAAACTGTTCCCTCTGCTGGGGATGGCAATCCAACAACATCACCAAAACTTTGCTTATACGTCACTACACCCGCAACTTCCCCGACCACTGTTTGCACGGTAGACACCCTTGCAACCTCTCCACTTGCTGGAAAAGTACCCAACCCTTCCACACTTATAGCGTGTGGGGTTAAATTGATAAATTTCATATTACCTCCACTCGAACCGCATTCGCGGCATCATTTACAAACACAATCCTAACCTTGGTTGGCTCTTTAAAACTGACGCCACCCATCAAGGAAATGGCTTTTACGCCAAAAATAGAAGACTTTGCCTGCCCCCAATGAGCAGTGACAATGTCACCTACTTTGTAGTCTTCTCGGGTTTTCGCCCGCAATTTTTCAACGCGTGCATCAACCTTTACGGCCTTCTTCTCTGGCGTTGCGGTCTTCACCGCTTCAGGAGAAGCGTTTACCCCAGCTTCGTATAAAGCGGCGATTATCGGATTGCCAAAATCTGGCTCGGTGAATGAACGCTCAAACAGAGCATTAACTAAAATGTCTGTCTTGAGAACCGCAGACTCTGCGATTCTCCTAAACTGCTCAACCTGAGCAGTTGAGCCTTGCTTTTTTGCAAGGTCAATGGCGATCACCGCCCCGCGGTGAATTGCCTGCCACTGCTTTGTTATCTGTTCTAAGTTCATTTTTTTCCCCTGTTGTTTGTTTGTTGCGATGAAAGGATATTAACACACTAATATCTGAAAAGGGGAGCATTTTGAAAAAAAATTAAAAAAATTTTATGCGCTCGCCCTATCCATCGCCCTATTGCTTGCCTCCAGACTGCGCCACACTTCAGCCTTAGCCTGTGCTGCAATCAACATCCAGCGCAATGATTCCTCCCGCTCTACGGCGCTTTTAAGCCCTTCCAGCAGGCTTATGTATTCTCCACTGGCGTATGCCTCACGCTCTTGAGTTGCGGAGGTTTTGAAGCCATTTAATTCGGCCTGCTGCATGAGCATGGCTTTTTTAGACTTCCGCATTTCCTCCAAGTACACCCGTTCGGCCTTGGCCTGAGCGAATAATTTTGAGTTGTCCCGCATGAAATCTAAAACCTTGTGAATGTCGATGTCAGTCAAGAATTATCCTTTTGCAAGCCCTTCCTGCTTTTAATTTTCTCCAGCCGTGCACCTCAATCCTTATTCCGGCCTCTCGCACTTTTGGCGTGATCTCGCTGTCTGCTATTTTTTTCTCCCGCGCTGATGTGTTGCTTCCGCTAGTAACCTGCACCGCCAGAACCTCCCCTTTCCTAATGGCCAGAATATCTGCCCAGCCCCACAGGTCTTTACGGGTGCGGGTAAACGAATTCCACTTTTCTACAATCTCACAGTGATAACCTTCTTCACGAAGCAAGGCCAAACTGCGCTGCGTGGGTGATGTTTTAGCCATTGAGCGCCTCGATAGTCCAAGCCAGTAGACTCATTTCATCCTGACGTGCGTTTTTCAGTGCTGAACGGTCACCATGCACCCCGCTGGCGCCCCGGTGATGTTCTGGGCATAGTGGGATAGTCAAGAAATCACTGTTCCTCTGAGCCATTCCTACACCATCTCGCAAGTGGTGCACTTCTGCCGGTGTTGGACCGTACCCAATAACCTGGCACAAGCTGCACCCGAGTTCCGCCACCCTGCCCATGTACTTTTTACCCATTTAATCGCACCGCCTCTTGTTTTGCTTCTTCCGCACTTGGAAAAGTTCCAATCAATTTTTTGTCATCCCAAAGCAGGAACCCAGCTTCTTTGCCAGACATAAACCGAGCAATGTGAAATCGCCCGTTGCTTATGCTGGCCTCGCTTGTCTTAAACCACTTGATCTTATCGCTCAAAAATTAACCGCCCGAATTCATCACGCTGCACATTGTCTGCAAATTTGTAGCTATTCCCATGCTCGACCACGTTCCAAAGCTCAATCTGGCGGTGAAGTATTTTTTCTAGTCTCTGGTCATCCTTCGCCCCTTCGGATAAAAACCACAATGCGTGGTCAGATTTCAAAATTTTAGCCCACCGAAAATGGTCAATAACGTTTGTAATGGAGTTCATTTTTTCCCGATCATTAAGCGAAGTTGCGATAAGTATTGTGCTGCGATTTCTTTGTTTTGCTCAGTCTTTGGTGGTGGTAACAATCCTGCTGCGTGTTCGCCAGACAGTCTGCCCATTTTTACGGCTTCGTTTAAAGCGTCCTCACGCCTTGCCGCATCAATTCCTATACTTGGGTACCATTTGAGCGCTGCGTTGGCAGGAAGGCCACTCAAAATGCGCTCATAAGCCGATTTGAAAGCCATTCGTGCGCCGGTTCTGTCTGGTAATACGTTTTTAGCTATTCCCCATGCTTCCGCTATTGGCTGAGTCCACACAACTGTGGATTGCTCATCCTCGGCTTGCATTGCAATTGACCACGCCTCATCAACGCCTATGTGTCCTTTTGGTTTCGGCTTATTTTTTTCAAGTTTTCCGACGACGTGCGCAACCGTTGGGAAGAATCTACCTTCGGTGGAGTCACGCATGTGGTCACGCAATGCCTGCTTTACGTCCTCGATGTCAAAATCACACAAC